AAGAAGCGATATTGATGTTTCAGTAGACAATGGAACACTTATTGTTAAGGGTGAAATTACAGAGGTTACAGACGGCGAATATCTACATAAAGGTATTGCTGCACGTAAGTTCACTAGAACATTTGGGCTAGGTGAATATATGGAAGTGACTGGCGCTTCAATAGAAGATGGAATGCTACATATAAATGTAGATAGAGTTATTCCAGAAGAAAAGAAGCCAAAAGCAATCAAGATCAAATAGTCTTTGGTTCGCTACCGAAGGAGACCTGAGCAAGTCATGAAAAGGCTCATTTAACTTTAAGGATAGGTAATGCCAGTATACGAATACAAGTGCTCATATGATGATGCACATCCAACAATGTCAACTCATAGATCAATTATGGATGAAGATCCAGGCTATACCTGTGTTGAATGTGAGTCGGAAATGGTAAGACACTTTACTCCCTTTGGCATACAGTTTAAAGGTAATGGTTTTTATAAGACAGATAATCCCAAATAGGGTATAATTTATATGTGGGAATCCCCCAACATTAGGAGTAAACATGCTACGCACACGGAATTTAACTTTAACATCAACAGCTCAAGAGTTAACAATTGACGACTCTATTGATACCGCAAATACTATATCAGTACAAAACACAGATGCTTCTGCCCCAATTTATATTGGTAACCAGTCAGTCACATCATCTAACTACGGAATTAAATTAGCAGCTGGACAAATTTGGAGTGCAGACTTAGCGCCTAATGATCAGTTGTTTGCAGTTGGAACATCAACAGTATCAGTATTAATTTTGGAGCGCTAATATGCCATTTACATTTACATCAACAGCTGGCGTAACTTTTCCAGGCAACTCTTCTCAATTTTTAATGGGAGATGGATCACTTAGTTCTTCAGGCGGATCGGGACCAGCAGGACAAGATGGTCAATACCCAAACTACTTAGGCGAATATAACAACGGTGCTTCATATCCAGTCGGAGGAATTGTAAGTATTCCAGTCGGAAGTCCTTATGGAAATCCAGGACAACTATTTATAAGATCTAGCAATCCAGGCAATCCAGGCTATCCACCAGGAACTGCGTCTTGGACAGAGTATACAAATGGACTTGTAGTTGCAGGTCTTCCTGCATACTTGCCATTAAAATCATTTCAAGAAGCAAGCAATTATAACCTTGACTACGGATACTTTAATCATGCCACAATGGGAGCAGCAATTGCAATTGCAAGAACTCCACAAGTAGATGCTTACATGAATTACGCTGTAACAGCAGGTGTTCCACAGCTTTGGACATTCAAATCTTTTGGAGAGCATGCAAGCTTTACATTAACACTAGGTGTGCCTTATCCAAACGTTGCTGTAGATAAAGAAGTTTGGTGTTTAAATTATACTGAATCTGCTTACAATGCCATCTCATCTGGTCTTACCAATAATAATGAATATGGCTTGTTCTTAACTAAGACGGGTGCATTAGGCCCTGATGGTTTTACAGGAGTTCTTAATAACGATACACCAGCACTGATTCAAGTCGTCGATGGAATCATTGTACAAGTAAATTCATTAACTTAATCTTAAACTAAGTTCTGCTATAATTACTAAGTAAGCAAAAATATTGCATTACTTAGGGGATCCTTAGTTGACTAGAAAATTAAGAATATTTACAGCCTTCCTACTCTCAGTAGGTTGGCTTTTTGCTGCCCCAGCATCTAATGCTACAGAGCCTTCTATAGGTGCCCCAACTGGTTTAGTTGTTACCCAAGGCGCTACATCAGTTACACTTACATGGACTGCGCCAGACAGCAGCACGGCTACAGTTCAACCAGAAAGATATGCAATCAGCTTTAACTGCTCTGGCTGCAATGGATGGGGAATTGCAACTGGAAATGTTGGAGACACCAATGCCCTCAATACAACAATTACAATTAATAATTCTTTGTTAGATGGACTTCGGCCAGCAGGAACAGTATGGGCATTTAGTATTAGATCTGATAATGATACCTTGCGTGTATACTCCGCAAATTCAAATGTTGTAAATGAGTCTACCGCTGTTCCAGCGCCAACACCAACACCTACCCCAACGCCTACCCCAACGCCTACTGAGACTTCTACAACTACAACAACTAACACAACCTCATCTTCATGTTCATCAAGTAGCTCAAGTTCAAGTAGTTCATCAAGTAGTTCATCAAGTAGTTCAAGTTCAAGTTCAAGTAGTTCATCAAGTAGCTCATCAAGTAGCTCAAGTAGTTCATGCTCAACAACTAATACTACTACAACACCAACACCTACTCCAACACCGACACCCACTACAACACCAACGCCTACACCAACACCAGAGCCTACCCCTACACCTGCACCTACTCCAGTTCCAACACAAACAGCAGCACCAGAGCCAGTACCAACAGCGCCATCTGGGCCAACTGCAGAAGAAATTGCTGCACAAGTAGCGGCTCAACTATCTGCACAACAAGCGGAAGCAGCAAGAATACAAGCGGAGGCAGCAGCATTAATTGCACAACAAGCAGCAGCAGCACAGGCAGAAGCAAATAGACTTGCAGAAATTGCTGCAGCAAATGCAGAAGCAAATAGAATAGCAGCAGAGCTTGCTGCTAAAGTTGCAGCTGAAGAAGCAGCAATGGCTGAAGAAGCAGCAAGGATACAAGCAGAGATAGATGCAAATGCTGAGGCTGATCGTATAGCAGCAGAACTTGCAGCAGCCGAAGCAGAGATAGAAGCGGCGGCACAAGCAGAGGCAGACCGTATTGCACAAGAAGAAGCAGAGGCACAAGAAGAAGCAAATGCTAAAGCAGAAGCTGATAGAATTGAAGCAGAGCAAGAGGCTATGGAACAAGAAATAGCAAATGCTATAGCAGAAAAGGAAGCGGCAATAGCAGAAGAAAAGGCGGAAATTGCAGAAGAGTTAGCGGCAATTAAAGAAGAAGAAGAAAAGGTTGTCAAAGAAATAGAGAAAGCTGTAGAGTCTGGAAAAGAATTAACTGAAGAGCAAAAAGATATTGTAGTAGCAGCATTAATAGAAACCCTGGCTCCAGGGGAATCAATTTCAGTAGCAGAGGTTGTAGCAGCTGGAATTGAACTTAAAGATTTACCACCAGATACTCCAATTGAAGTTAGAACATCAGAGTCTGGTGAAGTATTAATTATTACTGCTGAGGTAGCAGCAAATATTGAATTAGTTACAGATCCAGGAGCATTAGTGGAAGCAATATTTACAGATCCAAAGGCAGCACTTGCTGCTATTGGAAGCATTGGTGCTGACATGACAGATGAAGAAAGAACAGAAGCAACCGAGATGGTTGTAGCAACAGTTGTAGCAACAGGTGCAGCATTGAATGCTGTAGGTGCCGCTTCAGGAACCACTGGAGGGTCCACAGGAAGTAGTTCTGGAGGATCAGGTGGCGGAGGAGCCTCTGGCGATTCCAAGGGAATAAGGAGAAGAAGACCATGATAAAGAAAATAATCAAAGACATGATAGATCAACTTTGGACACTTCTAGGTATGTTTATTGCCTGGGTAGTCCTTGATGGCTCTGCAAAAACAGTAGTAGGATATGCAATTGTTTGTACATTAATTGCATGGGGAGTTACATACCCAATTAGAAATAAAGAGTGGGATGAAGAATAATGGCTAAAGCATATATTGAAGAGCCAACACAGGTAGGTTCAGGAGCAATTGCAAACATCAATAATATTCTAGCTAGAATCATTGCTGTATTTGCAGCATCAGGATTGTCTGTAATTGGAGCAGGAGCAATTGTAGGAATTGAAACATACAAGGCAGTGATATTGGCTGGAACCCTAGGAGTTGCTACAGTAGTTGAAAAGCTTGCTCGTGGATTCCTAGATGATGGTAAATTAACTGTATCCGAAATCAATTCAGCATTTACAGCAGTAGATAAAAAAGCTTCAAAGTGATATAATTAATACATGAACACCTATACGGTCAAATTAAATGTAGAACTAGAGGTACAGGCCTTTAATGAAACAGATGCAAAAGACTATGTATCAGATATATTTAATGTAGATGATGAAATTAAGGGTGTCAATATAGTAAAGATTATTCAGAAATGAGTAATGCCGATAAAGAAGTTACCCCTGCTGAAATGCAGCAGATATTTGGATACCTAATAGATCCAGTCATACTAGAAATAGATAAAGAGATAGAGGATTTGAAGATCCCAGAGGGCGACTTATTCCTCTAAAATATCGTTGACAGAGCCGTAGTTTTTACTGTATAATAATACATAGAGACTACGGTTTCTGCCTTTGGCCCATAGCTCAGCAGGCAGAGCGGGAAGCTGTTAACTTCTAGGTCCTAGGTTCGAATCCTAGTGGGCCAGCAAATCTAGGCGGACTAACTAGATACGGAGAGAAAGTGCTTAATCTTACACTCAAAGGTGTAGAGGTCTTTATGGAAAGATCAAAGCATAACAAGCAAGAGTCATACTGGGAAAATTATGATTTGCTTATATGGAAAAAAGATCCAGGCGGCTTTACAAATGTAAAGGGAATGTTTAGAAAAGATTCATGGGGTATTGCAGAGAGAGTACCTGTTAACAAAAACGGAATTTGGAAGTTGCCTAAGCATTATGTCAAATATTTTAAATGAGCTAGGCGTAGATGAAGACGATCTTGATTGGTATCACCTTGCAGCATGCAGGGGACTAGATACTAATTTATTTTATGATAAGTATGAGTCTGATCCAAATATAGCAAAGAGTATTGATGAGGCTTGCCTCAGCTGTCCAGTTTCAAAGATGTGTTATGAATTCGGTGTAAATAATAATGAGCAGGGTGTGTGGGGCGGAGTATACTTAAACACTGGAGAAATAGATAAGCCAAGAAATATTCACAAGACGCAGGATGTTTGGAAGAGGATAAAGGCTAAAAATGGAATTCATAAATAAAGATAAGAACCACTTTAAACATGGTATAAATCTTTGGACGGGTGAGCCAAATAAAGCAGTATTTTATACAAAAGAAATGTCAACAAAAATAAGAGAAATAAAAAAGCCAGTAATTGATCTACAGTTAGATGTAGTTCAGTACCCAGAGTTTTTAGCTGTAAGACTATACGAAGATAATTTTATTCAGTACGAAGGAATCAAAAAGGAACAAGTAATAGACTACGTTGGAAAAGTTAAAAAGCTAATCGAATCTTACGGAGTAAGATGCGAACTCGAAGGGGTACCAAGTGCGAGAATACTACGAAGTAATTAATATAGTCTTTATTCATGAACTAAGACTATGGGGCACATGTGATTCACTTGGCCTATATGCATCAAAAATCAAATACCAAAAAGATGGTATTGAATATGAAGATATGTTCGATAACGAGGAGTTTACCGTAATGGAAGAAATCGTTTTAGAGCATGCAGAGGAAGACAACTAATGGAAAAAATATTGTGCTATTGCTGCAATAAAACAAAGAATAAGCTTAGCTTAAAGAAATCAGTGCTAATACCAATTAATTTATTTATGTGCGAAACATGCACATCATCTAAATTTGAACCTAGATGGGTAATTATTCTCGCTGGTAGGCAATTAGGACCAGACTCTGTTAAAGAGTTTATTGTAAAAAAGAAATACTTCGGACCAGAAATTACGGCCTCAGAACTATTAGTTTAAGGTTTATTTTGCTGTATAATTACAATATATGGATACAATTACCCTAATTATAA